CAAGGCTTCCGTTTTGATGGTTCGAGGGCTCGTGGTGGTTCGACTGGTTGGACAGGTTCGGGGGCATCGCATAACAACATGCCGCCGTTTGAAGTGGTTAATATTTGGAAGCGTACCGCTTAATTTTATTTAAAGGAGATTTTGATGTCTAATATTAAAAATTACGTCGAAGTTAATTTAGACCTTCATAATGTTCACGTTGATGGCGATAGCATCGTGTCTAATTCTGTTTCGGCAGAACTAATGCTCAATGCCCCGGAAAATAAAGAAAACATTATGGACCTCACTTGGTCTGAACAATATACTATTCATCCTAAATCTAAGGGAGTTATTCAGTTTCACTTTGGCAAAGCTATCTTATTTGACGAATCTAAGTACAACGATTGGGTAAAACCGTTTGTTGATTTATATCAATCAGAAAAAGATCGACTCGAACAGGAGCGACAAGAGGATGAAGCGGAATACAACAGCTTTCCGAATGTCAAAGCAAGAAAACTGGCCGAACTCAACCGCGCACACGAAGCGGCCGAGGCTGGCGCTCATGTTGTTTCGTCCCTCGGCTTCACGGCAGACGCAAACGACCGCGCGAACCGCGACATCGAGGGCATTCTGAAAACGATCGGCGACGATACGGTTATGTTCTGCGACTACGAGAACAACTTCCACGAACTCAACCGCGCCCAATGCGAGACGCTTCAGATCGAGATCATCCAGAACGCTCAGGCGATCTATGCGCAAAAGTGGGCATATCGCGCACAGGTCGAAGGCGCGGAAAGCGTCGAAGAGCTCAACGCGATCAAGTTCACGTTCTCGCACTTGAGCTTCTGACCATGTGGAAATACCTCAAGCAAGTTCTGATTGCGCTCGATCAGCTCCTCAACACGCTTTTTAAAGGCTATGCCGACGAGACGCTTTCGTCGCGGGCTTATCGGCTGCGCGTTGAACGAGGCCGCGTTTGGCAGAGCGCATCGCAAACATGACTGATGAAGACTGCGTCGTTGAAGTTCGCTCTAAGCGTGACAGCCTTATTGCAAAAACGGACTACCTCGCCATGCCAGACTATCCGCTTTCAAATGGAGATCGTGTGCAGGTCTTTGCCTATCGTCAGGCGCTTCGTGACGTGCCGATGCAGGATGGTTTCCCGCGTGAAGTGGTGTGGCCGGAAGTACCTTCTGTGCTCAAGGCTACGAGAGAAAGCCATGTATAAACCCCTTCTCCATCGATTTGCGGGAAGGGGTAAGGCGGGCTCACATTCTTAACGGACTACCACATCCCTGTGCTTATGTGAATCGCGTAGGTATCTGTTGTCACTTTCCAGTTGCCGTCAATATTTTCTGGCGTGAAATACTCTCTCGGGAATATACGTACATCGTCGTAAAGTGAGAGTTGTTTTCCTTGGAGTTTTATGCTGTAAAAAAGCCTTGTGATCTTGCTGATGAAGCGAACGTTTGCAACACGAAGATAGGCATTTCTCAGGTGAATCATGCGGTACCAGTCGAGAAGAAGGCCTACATAAGGATGATATTGTTTTGCGCCGATTGTTGATGTCGCTATTTGAGAGGGACCTTGAAAACAGACAAAACAACCAAGATTTAGGAGATTGTTAAAGCTTTTGATTGTTTTTACGTCGGTGTCCAGATAGACACCCCCATGGTAATAGACGGCATGGAGTCTGGCTACGTCAGAAATAAAAGCCCAGCATTTCTTCTCCAACGCTTCTTTTGCATATGGATAAAGATCAAACGGGAAGTTTGATTCATTCCACAGCATGAACTCCCAATCTGGGTGAATTTTGTGCCAGGAGTCAATGCATTGTTGGCATATTGCAGGCATTGCGGCTGACCCAAACCAAGTGTAGTGAATAATTTTGGGAATTTGTTTTGAAGGAATGTAATTACGTCTTTGAGGATTGAGTTTTTGACGTAGATAAAATTCAGCTAAGTCTCTATGAAGAAAACTGTTAACGATGAAATTTGGTGGGGGGGGTAACATCTTGGAACATGTTTGATATGAATGCAAAAATGGCTCACGGTTGCCGAATCATCCGTGAGCAGGGTACGTACACATAACTTTATCACACCGCCTTCTGGCGGTTTTTTCATATGTGGGATTTGATTGTCAAGGCGCTGAAAGATGCGCTAAAGGAAAAGGTGACTGAGATGACGAAAGAAGAAGTGAGGGAATGGCTCGACAAGCTCGGCGTCAAGGTCGAGGAAGTGACCGACGAGCTCATCGCCAAGGTGGAAGCCCAGAAGGCTCTGCTCGATGCGGAGACCCGTCGCAAGACGCGCCTCTTCTGGGGACTGGTCGGCTTCATTGCCGGGGTTCTCTGCACGTGGCTGTACAGCGTCCTCTTCTGAGGATAGATGCAAAGAGCTGTGAGAATCGGCACGTTGCGACTCAGAGCATGCTACTGTGTGCTCATGGCCGGGGGACTGTCCCTCGGCCTTTTTTTATAAGGAAAGCCATTGTTTTATTACGGCTTCATTAACGACCAGAGCATCTGCACTGGCACATACGGTTTCCCGACTGAGGTGACCATTCCCAACTACATCTACATCGGTACGACTGACGACAAGACCGTCATCGGTAAGAAGTGGACTGGCAACGGCTGGGTCGAAGTGATCTACTTCTTCTACGCTCAGCTCAACGAAAAGGACCTCTGCATCGGCGTGCAGGAGTATCCGACCGAAGTGATCGACGCGCGTTTGATTCGAATCGAGACGCTCGACGAATCTCTGATTGGGTTCTGGTACGACCGTATGGATTCGACTTTCAAGCCGGCTCCGATCCGAGTGCTTGCGGATCACTCCACCGACGTTGTGAACTATCGCAACGAAGACAAATGGCTTTCGGATGTGCTTGACGAAAAGGCGAACAGCCTCACGATCTACAGCAAGACCGAAGCGGACGCTCGCTTTGCCCTCAAGGGCGAAGGTGGCTCTGGCACGCCAGGTGCCGATGGTGCTGATGGCTTGAGTGCCTATGAGGTCGCTGTCGCCAACGGCTTCATTGGTAGCGAGGTTGAATGGCTCGCGAGCCTTATGGGTGAGCCTGGCCTGCCCGGCAAGGACGGTGTTGATGGAAAGGACGGCATCGACGGCGCTCGTGGTGAGCAGGGGCTTCCTGGTAAGGATGGACTTCCCGGTGCTGAGGGTGCGCCCGGTAAAGACGGCGCTCCTGGTAAGGATGGACTTCCTGGTCGAGATGGCGAACGCGGTCCGCAGGGCTATCCGGGTGCCGATGGTCGCGATGGAACGAATGGCCGAGATGGTCAGGACGGCCAGGATTTCGGTGGTTCTGTAGCTTCTGACGTTATTCGCCTCAACGGGACTCAGGCGATCTTCAAGACGTCGTCCATGATGACGCTCGGGACGAACAATCTCGAGACGATGATTGCGGGCTCGAAGATTTACTCGAAGACGGCCATCAGCGTTTCGTCGGACGTTCGCCTCAAGGAAGGGATTGCGAAGGTCGATGCCGATCGAGCGATTGCGTTCATTCGCAAGCTCCCAGTTGTCACCTATTCCTACCTCGGCGAGGAGGACGGTCAGAAGCACATGGGGCTCATTGCGCAGCAGGTCCAGAATGCAGACCCGCAGATTTCGAAGCTCTTTGTCAGCAAGTCGTCCGAGGGCTATCTGGCGGTGGACTATGCTTCGCTCGTTTGTCCGTTGATCCTCGCGGTTCAGCGACTTTCGGAAGAGGTTGAGCGACTTAAAAGCTAAGTCTTAAAGCTCAATAAATGGGGACGGGAAACCGTCCCCTTTTTTTTACGCCTGTAGTGATGGCAGGCGTGTCAGGGCTAGGGATTTTGACGGTCGTTGCATATGGTGAAGGGGAGAACAAACAAGGAGGTGATTTATGGAGAGAGGGTTTGTGCAGACGTTCATCGACTACATGTCGTTGCTCATTCCTGCAAAAGGGGAGGCGTATTTGATGCTCGCTTCAGGGGCTGTCGGAAGCGCACTGGCTTGGGCGCTAGGAGGTATTGACCTGCAGTTGCAGTGGCTGTTGATGTTCGTCGCCGTGGACTACGTGACGGGGACCATCGCTGCAGGAAAGACCGGCGAGTGGAACAGCCGTGTCGGCTTTCGAGGGCTTTTCAAAAAGGTTTTCATTTTCGTCGTCGTGATGCTTTCGCATGGGCTTGATGTCATCACAGGCACCGAGATGCTACGCAACGCTGCCATTGTGGCTTACGCCGTGAATGAGCTCGGCAGCACGCTTGAGAATATGGACCGCCTTGGCTTTGGCGGCATGATTCCGAGCTTCCTTCACCGAGCGATTAAGGAACTTAAAAGTAGGGAGGTTGTCAAAAAATGAGTAAGGTTATCTGTATTGACGCCGGTCACGGAGGTACTGATCCGGGGGCTGTGAATGGTCGCTACAAAGAGTCCGAGGCGACCTTGGGTATCGCAAACAAAATCGCGGACAAACTAAAAGCGAAAGGGCATCGCGTCGTGCTCACTCGAACGAAGGATCAGGCGCTTCTGCTCCAACAGCGCTGCGACATCTCGAACGCAGCCAAGGCGGATGCGTTCATTTCGATCCATTGCAATAGTGCCGAGAACAGGGACGCAAGCGGAATCGAGACGTTCAAATATCCGGGGGTCGGAGGCGTGACGAAACGCCTCGCCGAAAACATCCAGAACGGTCTAGCCTCAAACTTTCCTGAAGAGAAAAACCGAGGCGTCAAGGAGGCGCAGTACTACGTGCTGAAGCACACAAAGGCACCGGCCGCACTAGTGGAAGTAGGCTTCCTAAGCCACGATGAAACTGCCGAGAAATTGTTCAGGTTCAGCTACCAAGACAAGCTCGCACGAGTAATTGCCGAGGGAGTTGAAAAAACTTTTTCTTGAGCCGAATTTCAAAAATTCTTGTGACCTATAAGGGTTTACGATATACTAATTAGGCATGCAGAGAATTACGCGGGAAGTGACGCGTAAGTGACACGAGAACACGAAAACCGCGTCACACCGGGCTTTGTCCGACTAATCAAGTTACTGTTGTAGTAAATTCTGTAGCGTCCTACAAGACACGAGAAAAGCCCCTGAAACCTACGTACGGCGCGGTTTCTGGGGCTTTTTAACTTTCAGAGAATTACGGGAAAACGCCCTGTTTTAAAGTGCGTAAGTGACACGTAAGTTACACGACACGCCTAGAAAAAAGCCTTTCGGCTTGACTTTTCCAGTTCACTGAATTGTCACACAACGTTCACTTGTAATTTGTCGATTGCGTCGATCAGGTCGGTAACGTCCTTGTGCGTATACAACTCTGTCACGTTCGAATTCGAGTGGCCGACGATCCTTTTCAGGACCACTGAGTTTGACGATACGCCGCAAGAATCCATCAGAGAAACGAACGTATGTCGGAGCGCATGAGGCGTGTGCGAGACGCCCAGGCTCTCCATATACGGGTCGAAAAAGTGCTTCTTGTACTGGTCGTACTTAATAGGCTTGCCGTTCGCGTTTTCGATCAGGTGCTCGCCATCGAGGCGCTTTGACAGGATCGGTGCAAGCTCTCGGTGGATCGGCACGATCCGGTCTGCGTTTTCGGTCTTTGTCCCGCGCACGTGGATGATGCGCTGCGCAAGGTCCACGTCTTCAGTCTTGACCCCGAGAAGCTCTCCTATCCGCATGCCGGTGTAAAGCATGATGAGCACAGTGTCAGCCAGCCGCAGTTCCGCGTAAGACTTCTTGCCAGTAGGGAATTGCACTGCGAAGTCTTGCGAGCCAAATACAGCGCCGAGCTCCTCTGCCGTGAAGAATTTTTCCTTCGCGGCCTTTTTCTTTTTGGGCGGTGTGATCACCAGGAACTGCGAGTAGTCTTTCGTGACGATGTCGTTCTCGATGCAGTACTTGAACGCGTTTTTGAAGATCGATTTCACCTTGCCCTGACTCTCCTCCGACATGTGATTCATGCCGTCGAGGATGTCCTGCATGTGGACCTTCTTGATGTCGGCCATCTGCATGTCGTAGAGCGGGGCGCAGCGCTTGTAGGCTGACCTGAGCCCGGCGGCGCTGCTCGGGTACTTCTTGAAGTGCGGCGGCGTCCAGATGTCCCAGACCTCAGCAAAGGTGAGCGTCTTTCTTGTGAGGTCGATTGGGTTCTGGTGGTACTCGGCCAAAGCGATCATCGCTTCTTTTCGGCTTGCGTAGTATCCAAGCGTGGACGTGAGCTGCTTTGCCTTTCCCGTCTCTTCGTTGATCTCCCATCCGGTTGTGATTCGTACCCAGAAGGGCCGTCGGCGATTGCCGCTTAATTTTGAAATGTTTCCATAGCCGTTTGGCGCTTTAATTGTCATCACCTTCTTTGAGGTGCTTGGTTTGATACTCCTTCAAGAAGTTCTCCATTCCAATGCGCTCGGTTTTCGATAGCTGCTTGAGGAAATCCGTCTGAACTGGCAGGCCT